CGCTTCATAAAACTTGAAAGGGCGCTCGAAAGGGCGCCTTTTTTATTATAAATATTGGTATGGCGATAAGCATACTCGATCCTCTAAAAGACGCACAAGGTGGTATTCGTAAGAGTGCCAATTGGTATAGAAATAACGTACAATCGTTAGGTGATAGAATTACTGCCAGAAAACTAATGGCTTCTGGTAAATTAAATGGTATTCCTAGTAGAGGAAGATTAAATATGTTCTTCTATGACCCTAAATATAAACAAGTATTACCATATTATGATAGATTCCCACTTGTATTACCATTACAAACAATACCTGGTGGATTTATGGGTTTGAATTTTCATTATTTAAGACCTGGCGCTAGATTTACTTTGTTACAAACACTACAAAGATTTGCTACAGGTGGAATGAGTAAAAGTACAAGAATAGATGCAACATATAATGGTATAAAGAATATTAGTTTGGCAAAACCAACTATTAAGAAATATTTGTATAACCACGTGATGTCAAACTTTTTAAGAATTGACTTTGATGAGGCTGCATTAGCAGTCTATCTACCTGTACAACAGTTTAAGAAAGGAAGTCCATACTAATGGCGATATTAAGAGGCGGAAGAAGAATTGGTAATTACGATATAAGAGTTGGTCTACCGAGAGATAGGTCACTTGATAACGTTGCTGGTGACGCAAGATTAAAACAAAGACAAGGTAATCCAGAATCTACAATAGGTAGATTTATGGCGAATATTGCTCAAGGAGAAGGATTTGCTAGACCTACAAGATACCTTGTTAGAATATTCATACCTAGTAAATTACAAATAGATAGGTTTTCTGCTGATAGATTTTCAAATGATGGACAAGAAGGTGTTATAAACGCAGATGGTATTAATAGATTAGGCGGACAAGAACTTGCTAGAAATGTTGGTATGATGTGTGATAGTATATCAATGCCATCTAGGAATGTTGCGTCAGAGGCTCATCAAATTTATGGACCAAAGAGAGAAATGCCTTATGCATATACTTTCCCTGGTACTGTTGAAGCATCATTTTATGGTGACAAGTTTTTAAGACAAAGAGCATTTTTTGAAACTTGGCAAAAACTAATATTTAATATCAATACACACAATTTAAATTACTATGACGAATATACATCAGAGATAGATATATACCAATTAGGTCAATCTACAACTGGTGCAGATAGAGATAGAATTACATACGGTGTTAGATTATACGAAGTATACCCTAAAACAATGGGTTCTATTGAGTATAGTTATGGCGCAGATGATATTGTAAAAGTGCCAGTTACATTGGCGTATAGATATTGGAGAAATTTAACTTTAGACCAAATGGGTAATGCAACTATTGGTTCATCATTTGGTAAGATACCAGAAGTTAAATTATCAAACGACTTTGGAGTATTCGGTGGTATTTTGAATAAGTTGCCACCTGAATTGAAACGAGTAGGTAGAGATGTGATAAATCAAACTAGAAGAAATTTACCTACTGGACGAATAACGGGCGGAAGAGTATTCCCACCGTTTTTATAATTTTAAATAAGGAGATATATTATGTCATTACCGACACTTAATACGGCAACTTACGAACTAATGTTGCCATCTTCTGATGTAAATGTGAAGTATAGACCATTTTTAGTAAAAGAAGAAAAGGTATTATTACAAGCATTAGAATCTGAAGAAATAAAACAAGTTATACAGGCATTAAAAGATATTGTTAGTGCTTGTACTTTCGGACAACTTGACGTTAATAACTTACCAACATTTGATTTAGAGTATATATTTTTACAAATAAGATCAAAGTCAGTTGGTGAAGTTGCTAAAGTTAAAGTGTTATGTCCAGACGACAAAAAGACTTATGTACCTGTAGATGTAGATTTATCAAAAATCGAAGTACAGGTAGATGATGCACACACAAATAAAATTGTGTTAGATAAAGAAAAGAATATTGGATTAATTATGAAATATCCTACACTTGATAGTGTTGATATATCAGTTGATCCTAAACAATTAAAAACAACAGAATTGTTTAAAACAATTAGAAAATGTATTCATCAAATATTTGAAGGTGAGAAAGTTTTTAATGCTAGTGATTATACAGATGATGAAATGGATAAATTCCTAGAATCATTATCATCACAAAACTTTAAGGATATTCAAAACTTCTTCAATACTATACCTGCATTGATACACGAGGTAGAAGTAGAGAACCCTAATACAAAAGTAAAAGGGAAAGTAGTATTGAGAGGGCTACAAAATTTTTTCGTATAGGCCTCTCACACGATAACTTGGAAAACTATTTTCAAGTTAATTTTGCTTTGATGCAACATCATAAATATTCTTTAAGTGAACTAGAGAATATGTTACCGTGGGAGAGGGAAATATACGTAACATTGTTGATTAATTACATTAAAGAAGAAAACGAGAGAAAAAAGAGAGAGGCACACAGGTAATGGAAGAAATCAAGGTCGCAGAACCAAAACAAAAGATTAGTGTTGATTTAGAAGTTGACACTTCAATTAAAGATTTAGGTGTAAATCCATATGCGAAACTAATACATCTAGCAAGAGCAGTTGATAGTTGGAGAATATTTCCAAGAGTATTCATATCAACTTACATTTATCTATTATACAAAGTAGTAATCTGGTATATGAACTTATCAGCGCCTACAATGGAACAATCTGGTTTAGTATCAATTGTTGTTGGTGCCGGCGCAGCATGGTTTGGTTTATACACAGGTAGTAGAGCAAAATCGGATAAAAAATAATGGCAATAGAAATCGCACAAAACCTAGACGCAATTAATATGATAAGAGCACAACAAAATGTTGTGGGACGATCTATTATAGGTGGTGCTCGTTCTATATCAGGTAATAATATGAATCAAAGTGATACATTAGATATATTAAGTGAAATTAGAAATATATCAAACAAAACTTTCAAGGCCATAAAATTACAAACAGAAACATTTACAAAACTATTAGATTTTGAAAAACAAAAAGAAAGACGAGAAAGAGAACAAGACGCAGAATTAAGAAAAGAACAAAATGTCAAAGCGAAAACAAAAGGTGCGCCAGGGAGTTTTAAAGATCAAAGTATACAGAATGAAGAAGGTCTTGGTTTTTTAGGTGGATTAGGTTTAGGTGCGTTAGGAACTCGACTTACGGGCATATTTAAAGGCATAAAAGATTTTGTTGACAAGATTAAAAAAAGTAGATTAATTACAGGATTAACAAGATTGGGTGCTGCCTTTGGGAGATTTGGACCTTTAGGTTTAATTATTTTAGGATTTAGCGCATTAGTGAGATATGGTGGTGATTTAGTAAAAACATTACAACCTGTGTTAGATGGTATCAAAAAAACAGTAGAAATTTTACAGCCCATAACAGATATAATTTTAGGTGTTGCCGATATTATTATTAAGACGGGGTTACGAGAAATAGGAACTGCGTTAGAGGCAGCATTTATAATGTTAAACAACTCATTATCTTTTGTTGTAGATACATTTTTAGGTTTAAATGATATATTATTTGGTTTAGTCACTGGTGATTTTGGTAAAATTACAGATGGGTTTAAAAAAGTACAAAGTGCATTTTCAACACTTGGAGATAAAATATTAAATGCCATTATAAATGCGGTTAATGGTTTGATAGATGCTTTACCACTTGTACCTCAAAGAATTAAAGACAAAATGAAATTTGATAATGTAGGTAAACAAGACGTACCTGAGGAAGAACCAGAAACAAAAACTAAAACAAAATCAACAACAGAAACTAAAGATGCGAGTTATGTTGACAAGTTGGCAGGTGAAACTGAAAGTCAAAGTGATGGTGGTATTGTAAGTCAAATGTCTGAACCTAAACAAGAAGAAGTAAAACCTGTAGAAGATGTAATCAAACCAGAGAAAAAACCTAAAGTTATTAATATGGATCAAACGTCTAATGCCACACAGGTAGCGGAAAAGGTTGTAGGTGACCCTAATATGCCACCTTTAGGATTAAATATGTATAACACAACTGGCGATACTTGGGAAGAAAGAGCAGATCAATGGAGAAATTTCAAAGCGGCACTTGTACAAGCTGAAAAAGATGGTTCAATTTCTAAGGAAGAATTAGATTT